GAAATCATATCATAATCATTAATTAAAAGTTTATCATCCTCGACCAATGTTCTTAAGTTGGAGCATCCCAACTTTTTAACTGCAGATGTCATGCGAACACCAAGTTGTGATTTCTTACCACTAAATCCAGATCCAACAATCTGCCCTGCACGACCCCTCATTGCACACATTAAGACATTATCATACTCAAGATCAAAGTGAAGAATATTTGCAACTTGATCTCCAATATCATTTACCTCAACCAATAACCATGCATCATCATATGCTTTTGCTACTTCATAAATTATGGATGGAAACATCATTGGTTTAATTTCATTATTTTTATATTTTGCTACTGTTTTATATGGAAAATTGGTAATATCAAAAACTATAAATGCAGAGTAATCATTTCCAACTCCTCTTGCCACATCAACAGTAATTAAATAATTGTGGTCCTCCTTTGGATCCTCATATACATCAAGACCTTTATTTCTTTTTAAAGGATCTTCATAGATCAAGGTTCTTAACTTTGAAGGATTAATTAGTGTATCAACAGATCCTAAGAATTCACATTCAAACTCAACCTTAAACTGCTGTTCGCTAGTGTTAGCAATTGTAGATGCCTTCCATTTGGCGTCTCTACCGGGCACTTCGGACCAATGGACATCTGTGGGTACATATTCGTTCTTGCCCTTTTCAGCGTCATGCCACATGCGGTAGAAGTGATTCATACCGTGAGGTGTGGATACAATAATTACCTTTGTTGATGTACCAGAAGAAATTGTGGGATAAACGGAAGCAAAGAACTGGTCTGCAATGTTATTTGGAATGAACGCAAATTCGTCCAGGAATATGATGTTATAAGATCCACCACGAACAGCGGATGCTGAAGTGGAAGCCGCTATAATTTTAGAACCATTTTCTAGTTCTAATGATTGTTTGTTCCAAGATAAAATACCTTGTTGCATCCACTTTGGAAGATTTTCATAAGCAAGTTGCAATCTACCTAATAGATCTTTAGCAGTAGATGCTTTGTTTGCCAGAATAGCAATATTTACATTATCATTGAATACTGCATAGTGTAAAAGATAAGATACGCAGGTAGTTGACTTACCAGTCTGCCTAGGCATCTTACAAATATTAAATCTATTCTCATGAAATCTTTGTACAAGTCTTTCCTGAAATGGATACATTCTAAAAGGAACGAGTCCTTCATCAAGAGAAACAATCTTAATATAATTTCTTGCAAAATATACTGGATCATCCTTACACTTCATAAATTCAATGATCTGCTCCTCAGTCCATTGAATAGTTGTGTTTGCTCTCTTTAGATTTGGATTAGAGAGATAAGCATCAGATTGCTTTAGTTGAATATCTTCGATTGGCATACTAACAATTCCACTTTCTTAATGATTTATTGATTCTTGAATTTGGATCATTTGCAGTTTTTGCTGATGTCAGTTTCTTTTTCATTCCACTCATACGGGAACAAAATGACTTTCTGCGATTTGCCGATTTTGATCCTTTTTTTAATTTGGAAGGTTTTGTTGTAACCGCAAGTGAGAGGCGTGATCCAGGATTCTCTTTGCGGTAAGAAGCAATCCCCTTTTTGTTTAGACCACCCTCAGGATTCTTTCCCTCTTTTCTTTGCCAAGCAGCGGATGCTTCGATCATGAAAGATTCAAGAGTCTTTACTTTTGATGGATGAATCTCGGAAGCTGATTTCAGGATTTTTACTTTCAATGCGGGTGTTAATCCAGGTGCTTTTGCAGCATTAACTCTTCTATTAAATTTTTCCTGTGCTGTATCAGTATCTGATACTTGCTCTTCAATATAAGATCCTTCAGATTCGTAGTGTGCTAATTGAACATTTGGTCTTTTTGGTGCAGGAACATATGGATTTTTTGGATCTTCTTTTGGTGCCTTATATGGTTGACCAGGAGATCCACCTTCCCCCTTTGCTAAAGGTAATTGTGGTTCTTTTCCTTTTATAATTCTGATCTTCACATCATCTGGTTTTTCTTTTGGGAGAGATGGATTCTTCCATGGAGATTTTCCTCCAGGAATAGTTGGACTAATTCCTTCTCTAACAAGACGATCTGCTTTAATAATATCAATAATTCTGAGGAATGTATTGCCATTTGCATCTTCGATAGTAATATCCTCATTTACTTTACTTTCTCTACTATCAACATAATCAGCTGCAGTATCAATATAATCTGCGGCCTTAGTAATCTTTGACTGAACCCATGCTTCAATATTACCTTCCCCTTTCATTTTTTTCTTTAATCTTTTTGAGGCGTTCATGATCGTATTCAATTCTGAACGTGCCATTGAATACTCATGATCCTTTTCTTCTGGCATATTTCCAGGATGTGGCATTGTTATATTATAATCTTTTTTTGAACTAATTACCTCTGCTGGTAAAGAGAACATATCCCAATATTTTGTTCCATACTTACATTCTGTCCTTGTTTCAAGTTTTTCACATTTTGGACAATATCTATCTGCTCTTTCACGAATTGGGGTATTCCAATCATATCCAAGTGAGTTAGTACTTTCAGAATTTACTGAAACACAATTAGGAACTTCTTTTCCATCCTTCATTTTAGTTGCAGGACTGCCAACTTTTTTACCAGTCCAGCACTTACTTGCACCAACATTTTTACGTGCTTGCTTTAAATCTTCATCAATATTGAGAGTTTCTGGATATCCCTTTTGTCCTGGTTTTTTTCTAGGAAGTCCTTTCTTTCTGCGAGCATGTATATTGTCCCAAAGACCATTCTTTTCTTCTTTCATGTTCTTTTTTGCCCAAGTATCTGGAGTTTGATTATGCTTATCGACAAAATCATTATGAAGTTGTTTGGCGCTCATTTTTCTCTTCTTCATAATGCGCCTCATTAAATTGTCAATAGAATCATAAGATGCATCAGGTAATTCAACAATACCTCTTTGAAGATCAGTTACTGCATCTTCCTTTACATCCTTGAACTTTTTATGTTCTTTCTTTGCAGATGCCTCCATCTTTTTCAAACGAGTATAATAATCTGGAATCTCATCTAAATGCTGAAGAGCAATATCAGTCGCTAAAGTTTTATTGCGAGTATGTTCATGTTCAATAGGAACACCCATATCAAGTTGCCTCTGAATATCTGAGACATTCATGCGATGTTTCCTTGCAATCTGTTCAACTGTTCTATGAGATTTCAGTTGCATTTATATGATTAAGATTTATCTTTATTATTTAGAAAACCTTGTTTGAGTAATTTTTGCAATTCTGAAGTTGATCCAATAAATACCGCATTATTTGTCACATTATTAGTAGTCTTTACGGCATCATCTTCAATACTTCTTATTTTCTTTTGAAGATCCATTAATTTATCAGTAGTATCAGCAACACTCTTAATTACTTGTCCAGCAACTTCATATGCTCTTGCACTTCCACCTTCTCCAGCAAGTTCCAATATCCCATTAATTGCTTCTTGACCTTTTTCAATTAAGGAATACAAATTTGCTCTAGTATATTCATAATCTTTTTGAATATCATCAGATGTTGTTTTTATTAGTTCAATATCTGATGTTTTAGATTCAACCTCAATAATACTACTTTCTGTATTTAATGCTTTATCAATAGATTCAAAATTATTTGCCATGTTGATTAATAATTAAATATCTATTTGTTGTGTTGGACTATAGGTCTTCGAATCGTTAAAGAATTCCCAGTTTTCATTGAATCCAAAGTCGTCATCTGGTCCAGCATCTATAGGATCTGGAGTTACAGTGTATCTCATTTCGCGTTTAGCAGTTGTTGTATCTGTATTGGTATACATATCAACTTGAACTTTACGGATGAGTCCATCTGTAGTATTGGCAATAGGACCAAACAGATATGTTTTTGCTGTAAATTGTAGAGTATATATTAAAGATCTTCTTTCAGAAAAATCTCCCTCATAATCATCTTTAAAGGATACTGAATCTAAAATAATTGGAATATCTCTTTTTTCCCCAATAGAATCTACTAGATCTACTGTCAATGTAAATGCTGGTTGGAAGTATGGTAAAATTTGCTCAACAAT